ATCTCTACAATCTCCCAAGTACCATCATTATAATGATGTACTCTTGCGTCAACTAAATCACACATAAATGCTAAACTTTCACCGTCTATTTTATATGTAATACCATTTATTTCTACACTATCTGTTTGGTCTGATTTATTTCTCCAAGCTTTTTCTACTTCTCTTTTTGTCTTTAAGCAATCGGACATACTATTGGCACCTTTATGGTCTATTAATGTTCCATCTGCAAAGACACATACTGCAAAAACTACTTCAGGTTTATCGTGTGTGTGTTCAGCACCTTCTAAAGGACATTGTTCGTGTCCATCTTTACCGCAACCTGTACAATCTGCTCTAGCATAACCGATACCAATTGCTAATAAAAATAGAAGGCAAAAAATAAATGCCCACTTCTCAAAACTGTTATGAAAAAATTTCATAGTTCTCTCCCTATCTAATTGGTGGTACATACATCACACCGCCGTTCTTCCAAAGATTATTTAATCCTCGTTCTAAAGCAAGTGGTGTATTTGGTCCCACATTTCTTTCAAATGACTCTCCATAATTACCAACTTGTTTGATAATATTATAACCAAATTTCATACCCAATCCTAACATAGGACCGATATAACCTTCCACACCTAATATTCTTTTAACTTCTTTATTCTTTGAAGTTAACATTAAATCTACATTGTACATTGTGATACCTGCCTCTTCAGCATTAATCATAATGAAATGTGTCCATCTAACTACATCTTCCCACTCTTGGTCGCCTTGTCTTACAAGTGGACCTAAAGGTTCTTTAGATATAATTTCAGGTAATACTAACCATTTACTAGGGTCTTCTGCACCTGCTCTAGCACTTGCTAAACCAGAAGCGTCTGTTGTGAATACATCACAATCACCAGCAAATAGTTTTGCCTTTGCGTCTTTATTACCTTCAACATATACTGGCACATATGCCATATTTTGTTCTGCAAAGTAATCGTTTAAATTTAATTCAGATGTTGTTTCTTTTGTAATACATACATACGCACCATCTAATTCTGTTGCACTCTTAATATCTAAATCTGTTGGTATTAAAAATCCTTGACCATCATAGTAATTGACACCAGCAAATTCAAACATTAAGTTTACATCCCTACTGATTGTCCAAGTAGTATTTCTTGCAAGTACATCAATATTACCTGACGCTAATGTTGGAAATCTTTGACTAGCATTTAATCCTACAAATTCTACTTTACTTGAATCTCCAAATATAGCAGCGGCAACTGCTTTACAGAAATCTACATCTAAACCACTCCAGTTTCCGTTCTCATCTTGAGCAGAAAATCCTGGTAGACCTGCATTAACTCCACAAATAACATAACCTCTTTCTTGTACGGTTTTTAAGAGACCGACTTCTTGTTCTATTTTAACACTCTTTGTTGTATTACAACCAACTAAAAATAGAGCAACTAATAAACTCATTAATATTTTTTTCATATCATCTATCCTATATATCATCTATCCTATTGCGTTAATACTTTAATCTTTTTTTCTTTTTTCTTTTCTGTTAAAGACTTCGCTGTACCACCTAGTTTTAAACTACCAGATTGGTCTGGCATTTTGTTTTTAATACTGATAATATTACCTTCTGCGTCAATTTCTGCCATAGATGGACCACAAATAACTCTACGACCATCTTTCATTTTTTCTATTTTTCTTTTGTCTTTAAGGCAATTCATCAATCCATCATACTTAACAAATTCGCTTGAAGTATCGGTAACAATAAACATTGTAATAATGGTAACTAGTGTAGCGGCATCCATATCTTACTCTCCTGTTGTATGTCCGTTTTGTGAGGCTCTTATTTTGTCCTTTAATTTTTCTATATCCTGTAAAACCTTCTCCATATCAGTCTGCAACCTTTCAATGTTCACTTTATTGTTCATCATATTTTGTAAATCTTTTTGGATTTTTTCCACCTGACCTGACAAAAATTCTATAAGCATAAATTGCTCGGAATCCGCTGGCAAAGAACCCATATCGCCTCTCGGCCATTTGATCCTAAATTCGTTGTTCTTTTCTATATCAGTTATTAAAGCTTCTTCTGCCTGTGTTAAATCTTTTTCTAATAAGGTTGTATTAGTTTCCAATTTATTCAATCGCTCAATCACACCAAAATATGCCCACACGCCAATAGCAACAGCACCAATTATAGCAATTAGGTTTTTCATTGGCATACTTACTGCCGTTTGGTCTGATATATCTAATCTATTTTTACTCATATCCACTTTCTTTTTCACACTCTAACAAAAATTTAAATTCACTCACATTAGCGTCTGATTTTACTTTTATATTTCCTTCTCCCTCAATTTTTTCTTCTTCAGGTTTAAGACCGTAATTGTCAATTCCTGTAATTTCTAATTTTTCACCTTTACCATCAAATTCTAAAGTTAAATTACCTCCACCTTTAACTTCATACTTAACATCCGAAATACTAACCTTTGCTTCACTAGTGGCATTTTTAAGATCCGCTGGGTAAACTATATTTTCTTCTTCATTGTGAGCGCCAGTAACCTTAACAATAACTTTCTTTGTATCATCTACTAATTGAGTTATTACTACTGTCATTACTGTCCATCATAATAAGTTTTAGATAGTTCTCCACGCTCAACTGTAGTACCTTTTTTTCTAGTTCTAGCATAAACTTTTACTGTACCCCCACCTGGTTTAGTATAAGTTCTTATTCCACCAGAAAAAACAGAATTTGCTCCAGCGCCTGAATCTGAATATGTATTAGCTGCTGTAGCAGTATTTTCATATTGCCAAACACTACTTGAACCTGGTACATCTACCCATGCCATATTATTCTCCTAATTCCTTATCTATGTAATTATAAATTACATCCGTATTAACATTATGTTGTACACACACCTTGTCTATTGTTGTTTCAACTTCTTTAACAACATCTTTGTTATGATAATCTACTTGACTATAAAAATCATTAACCGCCTTTTTATGTAAAGGTGGTAATTCATTAAAGACCGGTGTATCTACTTCACTCGGTTTATTAAAATCAGATACCTTCATTTCCAGCCGGGGCCTCTGGTACTGCTGGCGCTTCTGGCGCTACAGTTGCTGGTGTAGTTTCAGGAACAGGTGCTGTTGGTTCAGGAGCAGTATTCGGTTCAAATTTAATTTCGTTTCCATCTGTATCTAAAATTGTATCCGTTCTTGGTGCTGGTTCCGTTACCACAGGTTTCGGGTCACTATGATCTTGTTCCAAATTTTTATCAAATATTTTTGCAGCCATATCAACTCTTTTTTGGTCTAATGCACTTGCTACTTTATCTCTTAAAGCATCCTTAAATGCTTCACCAGCTTCTGCGTTTTGACCTTTCTGCAAAGTATTAATAAACTTACTAACTTTTTCTGTCATTGTCTTTTCCTTCCATCATGCCAGGATCTTTTTGATATTGTGCCATTGGATCAGCAATGATACCATCATCAATTTCTTGTTTAATCTGGCGGTCTATTTTATCTATATCTCTTTCGTTTTGTTTTAAGATATTCTTACGAACATAATCAACTGAAAAATATTTACCTACATAATCTCTACATTGTTCGGCTAGTCTTAATCTTTCCATTAATAATTCTGAATCTTTTAATTCAGCAAAGTGTCCATCTTGTAAGAAATCATATTGCATACAATCTCTTACTGTAAACCAATCTTCATCCGTTATAACGGCTTTTAAAACTAATTGTGTTCTTAATATATCACTAAAAATTTCTGTAAATTTCTTTCTTAATCTTTGTACAAATTTTGTAAATTTAAGTTCATCTCTAGTAATCTCAGCTGCTCTGCCAAGATTGAAACCAGTTGACGCTTCTAATCTACTAGCAGGAACATTTAAACTTCTATAAAGTTTTGTTCTAAAGTATTCAATATCTTGAATTTCTCCTAGATGTTGTCCACCTTGTAAAGTAGTAATATCTGTTCCTCTTCCTCCATCTCTACTTGGTAACCAAAAGTCTTCAAGCATGGACATATAATTTCTATCGTCCCTAATTTCTCCTGTACTTGCGTCATAAACAAGTTTGTTTCTATATCTTGCCATCACATCACGGAGATACGATTCTGCTTTTACTTTAGGTAAATTTCCTACATCAATCTTAAATATTCTTCTTTCTGGTGCTCTTGCTATTCTGTATATAACAGCAGCGTCCTCAATCATTCTTAATTGATTAACAGGTTTAATTGCTTTATGTAAATAAGATAAGACCATATTTTTATTTTGGTCTATTAATCCACTTGGGCAAAATGCTATTGAGTCAACAGCAATTTTAATTCCACCAGATGTTGTATTGATAACACCCTTTTCATTGAATATAAAATATTCTTCCCATTCATCAACTACTGATAAACCATATGGTGTAGGACCATCTGGTCGTCTTTTTCTTATCTCACGAACCTTTTTAATTTTTCGTGGGTCTATGTATCTTAATTCTGTAATACCTTTTACTGGAGATTCTCTATCAATTACTTTATGATAATATAATCTTCCATCAACATACCATCGTCTAAAGATATCATGACCTCTAGTATTAAAATTCATCAATCTTAATACCTCTTGAAATTCGTCCTCAATTTTTCGTCTGACATCCTTACCGAATGGTAAGTTTTCTAGGTTTAATCTTACTGCGTCTTTTAATTCATTAGCGACAATACCCTCATTGACAATATCCTCTATTGCCATGTCGCACTCGGGGTGTAATGCTATTTCTCTATACCTTCGGATTAAGTCCTGCTCTGTTTTGGCAGTACCTTCCATGTCAAGGTATTGTCCAAAATAACCACCAGCGGCGATGGTTTGTGTACCATCATCCGCTTGTGGAACTGTAAAGCTTTGCTTTGGATCCGGTTTCTTATTAACTCTGGTAATAGAAAAACCAAATAATTCAGCCATAATTTATTCTCCTTAAAACTACACTACTATTTATAAGTAGTTTTTAAGTAGTTGTATTCGATTCAAAATATTGATACTCCAAATCAACTTCAAAAGTTTCAACTCCTTCTTCTACTCCAAATTTTAAAGGAATACCAGCTATTATTGTAGGAAAAGCACCTCTTAAAGTGTATGATTTGATAGTTGTACCATTTCTGTCTAACTGGTCAACAAATGCGTCAACTTGATAGTCTGCAGGATTTGTTAATCCTTCACCATCTGACATATTGTTGATACCATTTGACCATCTTTCAAATGCGTTTCTTAATTTGAAATTAGTATCATTTAGTACAGTCACCTTCCAAGGAGCTGGAAAAACTCTATCTCCAGCAACTTTTATATTTCTTCCTCTAAATGGTATGTCTATTTTTGGAATGTCCATGCCAGGCAACTGAGCGCCTTGACATAAGAATGCCATATCTTCTATTTCTCCGCCAACTTGAGCGTAACCAGGAAAAGGCATTACTACCTTAAACTGATTGGGACGAGCCCCACCGCCGGAAAGTTTAGCTTTGAAGTCATTTATGTTTGCCATTTTATTTCTCCTTTTCTATCCTTATCCTGCGACCTCGTCAAAACTGACGCCGGTTCTTGTTGCAATGAATTGTAAAGTAATGAAGTTAATGCTTCTAGCAGGTTTAACAAAAATCTCTGCTATAAATTCATTTCTATCAATTACTTCGCCTGTGTTGTTAGTTTCATCACACACTACCATGAAGTCTGTGATACCTCTTCTGCCTTGTACTTCTCTTAAAAAAGGTTCTACAATGTTTCTGAAATTCGCTCTTGTAAATTCATCATTGAACTCAAACAATTGGAATTTAGAAGCAGTTGCTATTGCCTTCTCTAATACTATGAACAATCTTCGTACATTGATTCTATCAAATGCACTTGGAGCAGAAAGTCCAGTTTTATCTCCGTAAAGAATTGTACCTTGTCCTGGGAAAGTTGCCACAGGATTTACTCTTGCTCTGTACAATTCATCTCTTTGAGATTGTGTTGGATTAAATGCTAATTTAACAGCGCCTCTAATAACTCCTCTACTGAAACCCGCTGGTGACCACCATGAGTCTGCAACTAGGTCAGTTCTTGCTGATAAACCTGCAACATCAGCGTTTAGTGGAACATGTCGGTAAATATCTGCATATCTATCGTACATATATTTGTACCCACTATCAAACACCACATAAGAAGATGATTGAATACTGTTAAAGAATCCAACCACATTATCTTTTTGTGTATTTGAATCAGAAATACCAACTACATCACTTCTTTCAGGAGAAGCAAATATTACTGCGTCTTTCCTGTTTTCTGCAATTGTAATTAGATTTCCTATGTGTGTTGCGTCACCTTTACCTGCTATTATAAGACCAACATCAACTGTTTCAGCGTCAGCATATTTTTCATATCCTGATTTCTTTTGACCTGTTGTAGCTGCTGTACCGTCAGCACCATTTGAAAGTGATACAACTGAATTAGTTGATACCGCTGTAAATGTTGTGTCGCTAGCTGCATTACCCCAGTTAGAACCTGAAGCGTTGTGATCCATCCAATAGACATTAGATGATTTTGTATATAACACATCTGGATAATAATTAGAATCCCCTTGAGGACCTTTTGCGTCAGAAGCTTTTGAAACATGTCCATAAGATTCTAACACATCACCTTTTACACCTGTTATTCCACCATCTTCGTCAACAACTACAATATGCAATTCATCATTGCTACCGCCTCTTGTTTGAGCGAAAGGTGAAGTTCCTGGTGCTTTGTTAAATAAGTCATAGTATCTCCATCTTCGTCTTACATTAGCAGCATTTGTAATAACTGCATGTAATCCAGAAGAATCAGAAGTACCGTAATATTGTGGTTCTTCTTTTCTAACAATATTTAAATCGTTAGTTGATACACTAATAACTCTATATTCATACTGGTCTCCAAAATTAACTATATCGCCTGCACTAATTCCTGTTCCGGAAGTAACCGTAACCACAGTATCTCCGACACTTGTTGAAGAGTCATTGACTGTAGTTTTTGCAGTTTCTTCATAAGCAGCAGCTGATGGACAAGATTCAATTTTTAAATTGTTTCCCCATACTCCAGCAGTTCTACTAGCCCACATTCCAACCGAACCTTCGCCAGCGGCATAATTATCTGAATAATCAGCATCATTTTTTATTACAAATGCACTACCTGTTTCGGTAGCATTTGATACAGATGTATTCTGTACTCGGACAACTCTTAAAGAATTAGAGTATTGTAAAAAGTTAGCAGCACTAAACCAATCTTCATAATTGTTAGTGTCTGGTTTTCCAAATTTACTTACTAGTTCCTGCTCACTTGAAATTGATATAACTTCATCCAAAGGTCCTTTTCTGAACTCGCCAGCAAAGGCTCCTATAGATGTAGATACTGCAGGAATTATTCTTGTTAAGTCTTTTTCCTGTACGAGAACACCTGGTGATACTTGAAATGCCATTAGGTTTTCTCCTTTAGTTAACTAATTTTAATATTTTTATACATTCAAAACTCGTAAGTTTTCTTACGCCCATATTCAAAATTCAACCTTACAGATATTTATAAGCCTACAATCCCTTACGAACCACGGGGTGCCATACTGTACCATATTCATCAACAGTTTCTTTCTCTTCCTCTGGAGTTCCATCATCCACAAACCCAAAAGGGGCCATATCTTGCTCAATTTGATGTTGTTGTTCATCATATAATACTTTTCTAGCATTTGTATCTGTCATTTCTTTAAAGAAAGGTTGATTAGATAACCAACCAAATACAACCAAACACATCATTAAATCGTCTGTACAACCTTCTTCAGCTTGCCAACTTTGACCTTTTCTGATAAAAGTTGACATTTCCTCTATGATATTAAAATCGTATATCAATATTTTATCACTCTCAATAAGAGTTTTGATATTTGAACATCCAATTTTTTTAATTTGTTTGGTCATTTTAACACCAAAACCAGAACCTCTACCACTAAATCCAGCACCTAAAATTTGTCCTGCTCTACCTCTTTGAGTAGTCATTAATAGATTATCATATTCTAATTCAAATTGTAATGATTCAGCAATTTGTTGACCAAGGTCATTTACTTCTACCAATACATTAGCTTTGTTATAAGCAGTTGCTACTTGACTAATTGTATGTGGAAATAATAAAGGTTTAATTTCATTACTTCTAAATTTTGCAACTACTTTAAAGGGCATAGAAGATACATCTATAATTAAAAAAGCAGAATAATCTTTTAATACCCCTCTCGCAACATCAACTGTACAAACATAAGTATGACCCTTTATAGGATCCTCATAAACATCTAAACCTGCGTTTGATTTTTTAGGCGTAAGAAATGCTATGTTTTTTATTTTTGCTGGTGATATTAAAGTATTAACACTACCTAAAAACTCACACTCAAATTCCTGTGCAAATTGTTCGGGTGATGTATTTCTTATAGTATCTTCTTTCCACTTTTCATCTCTACCTGGAACTTCTGACCAATGTACCTCAATTGGTACATAATCATTTCTTCCATTTTCTGCGTCCACCCATAATTTATAAAATTGATTCATACCATAAGGTGTAGAAACAATTATTAATTTTGTTTTAGTACCAGATGAAATTGTAGGATAAACTGAACTAAAAAACATTTGAGCAATGTTCGGTGGTACGAAAGCAAACTCATCAAGGAATATTATATTATATGAACCACCTCGGATTGCACTTGAAGATGTTGCAGCCGCCACAATAACTGATTTGTTTTCTAACTCTATATTACCTTTGTTCCAATTGATTACACCTTGTTGTAACCATTTTGGTAAATTTTCATAAGCAAGTTGAACTCTTCCTAATATATCTCTAGCAGTTGAGGATTTGTTTGCAAGTATGGCAATGTTTGAATTTGGATTAAACAATGCATAGTGTAATAGATATGATACTACTGTTGTTGATTTACCTGATTGTCTAGGTAGTTTGCATATTGTAAATCTGTTATCGTGTACCGTTCTTACAATATGTTTTTGGAAGTCATACAACTTAAAAGGTATAAGACCTATATCAAGAGAAACTATTTGAATATAATTCTCCATAAAATATAAAGGATCTTCTTCACACTTTTTAAATTCTATTATTTGTTCTTTAGTAAACTCAACAGGTATATTTACTTTTTTAAGATTCGGATTACCTAAATATGCTTCTGATTTATCCATTAATAACAATTCCTTCTATGTGTGTATAACCTAATTGTTTAGCCGCCTGTACTCTTTGACTGCCTCTCCATACACTATATTCTTTTTCTTTATAAGGCACTCTATTTGCTCCAAATCTAGGTGTTGAAGATACTTGATGTTTCAATACTTCTATAGGATTTAGTAGTTCCTCGCCCTCCAATAACGCAGGAAGTGGTGTCATACTGGTTATGTAGGTAAGATTACTTATTTTTAAAGTTATCTTCTGTGGACTGTTTTCTTTTGCTTTCAAAATCTTCATTCTCTTTTGCCTTTTCCATAGATGTTTCTGGTGATGTTTTTCTTAACATCTTCTGTAATTCATTTGTAGAACCAACAAACAAAGCATTCTTTATTTGAGGAGTTGCTGATTTGGGTAACTCTTTTAAATCTTTTAATTTCTTTTGTAAGTCTTGTAATTTATCAACTGTTTGACCTACTGATTGAATTAATTGTCCTGCAACTTCGTATGCTCTAGGGTGTTGACCTTCTTTTGCAATATCAAGTATGCCTTGAATTGCCTCTTGACCCTTTTCAATTAAGTTATAATAATTATCTCTACTATAATCATAATCAGTATTAATATCTTTTTCAACTTTTATTTCTACTTCACCTTCTTTTCTTTTAACAGGTGGTTCAAATTTTTGTTCTTCAATTTTAGATTCTACACCTAAAATTTCATTAACCGTATTTTCTAATTTGCTCATATTTAAGTATCACTATCAGTTCCTGGGTTATATCTTTTACTATCAGCGTAAAAAGTTATTGATGTTGTAAATCCAAAATCATCATCAGCGTCTGCTGTTGTTGGGTTTGGAACAATTATTATTCTTTCATCTCTTGCTAAAGGTGCGTCTGTATCAGCACCAATATCTGATTGAACTTCTTTAATTGCCTTAGCATTAGACATTGGTCCATATAGATATGTTTTAGCAACAAAGTTTAAGGTATATATTACTGCTCTTCGTTTAGTAAATGAACCATCATAAGTATCTTCATAATTAATATTTTTTAATATGATAGGAACATCTCTTTTAATATCTAAATCTGGTATCATATTAACCGTAACCGTATAATCAGGTTGAAAATAAGGTAATATTTGTTCAACAATTTGTAAACCATTTTCTGCTGTTGCTGTAAAAGAATATAAACTATAGGTTACATTATAAGGAACTGGTGCATAATTATAATGTTGTACCTTACCTTCTTCACCTTCCTTAACCTTAATCATCTTTTGTAATTTATTAATTTTTCTACTACCATCATATTCTAATCCAGTTAATTCAAATCCTAATCTAGGTAAAGTAATAGCAAATTCCCTATCTTGTTGTAAATTTGCTTGTTGGTCTAATCTAGCTATAAACTTTTTTTTCGGTGCATATGCTAAAGGTATTCGCATTCGTTTATCAACAGCACCTGAACCTGTTTTAGTTTGTACCATTATATTATTAAATAATTGTCCAAATCCAATAGTAAGTTTTCTTAAACCTTGATTATAAAAGTGTGTTCCAAACATTATTCGTCAATTTCTCCGAATGGATTTCTTTCTGTAAAGTCAAGTATATCATCTGCTGTTGATACAGTATCATAACCTGCTTCTTTATTTAAATCTAAATTATCTGCATAAGGAGATTGTGTCTGTATATTAGACTCACCATAGTCCTCATTCATTAACATTGCTTGTTGACCTGTTGAAAATTTATGATAATCTTCTAATTGAATTGAACCAGCACCTGTTAATGCTTCTTGTCCATATTCTAAAGAAACTTTATAATTTAATTGGTCTAAAGTATATTTGTCACCTGCTTGGTCAAGCATTTCTTGACCTGTTTGTAATTTCTCACTTGCATATTCCCAACGAGATACTCTTAATTTATAAACCGGTAAATTTCCTAATTGATAGAAAGGTTCCTGATCCTCAACAAAAAGAATTTCAAAAAATCCTTTCATCAAAGGTACATATATAATATCACCTTCGTTTGGTCTGCCTGAAGCCGTAAGTGTTGCCTTCATGGCAACATGTTCCTCAAATCTTCTTTTTGATACTACTAGAGTTGTATCGTCCCTAATTTCTAAACCAAATTTATTAATGATTTCATTTTCACCTGCAAATCCTGTATTATTTTCAAAATACATTTCAAGTAAATATGAATCATCAAATTTGCTTGATGTATCTTCACCTAAAACCAAATCTTTATTAACGAGTGTACGAGGAAGATAATAGACATCCTGTCCAAATAACTTTAGACTTTCTATTATTATATCTTCGTGTAGTCGTTTTTCGGCGGCGTTGCCAATGCCCCGGCCTGACTGAAAATAATGGTTAATCGCCATTGCGTTCCTATCCTATAAAGAAATCTGGATTTTCTTCGTATTGTGACCTAATTCTTGTTTCTAAATTTTCTATATCTGATATCGCTTCCGAATATATTTGTTTACCATTTAAGGTTACTCCACCAATCATTGCTACACCATCAAATTTTGAAAGATTACTTCCCCACTGCTTTTTAAATAATGCAACAACATATTTCTTTAAATAAATGTCATTGTAAATATCGGTGTATTGTGTAGGATCCAATTTACGGTAGCATTCTATAACCAAATATTCATCTACTGTTAAATCATTTTTCCAATCCATATCAATGTATAATCTATTTGATAATTGATTAAATCTTAATGGTTTTTCACCAACTAATATATGGTCTAAAAAGTCCAAATGTCTTATTACAACATCATAGTTGATTATAGAAGTAGATGAAAAGTCATACAAATCATTTAATCTTAATTGATATCTTACATCAAATAAATTCATATTTGACTTATTAGAAAATGGAAAGATATTAACTACAGATACAATAGTTTCAGGCATAATAAGATAATTATTACCTTCTGTCCATGATGTAGAAGTTGAATCTTTAGTTGCTGTTTCACTATAATTTCCAGTTATTCTAGCCTTATCAGCAGCTGTATATTTGTATTTTAAATAAGCTCTTCTAATACCCTCATAGTGGTATTGAGCAAAATATTGCAACGCTTCATCAAGTCTATCTTCTAATTGGTCGTCATCTACATTTATTTCAATGACTGGTTTACCAATTGCTCTCAATGCGTATTGCTTTAATGTTTCTCTTGTTGATGGCTCTGCCATAGTTTATACCCTTTTGTGGTATATTTATAAGATTTATTTTATCTTCGGAAATAGATTATCTTTACAGAATAAATCTATATCATCTTCAGGCAATCCAAGAGATGTCATTACTCTAGGTGTGTGGGGATTTTGTTGTTGGTGTTCGCAATAGTAATTTTGTGCTTCAATAACATCTTTTTCTCTTGCTTCACCTTCGTGTACTCTTATCTTATCAATATAATCTGCTAAATTAGATACAGCTAAAGTACACAATTGATTTAATTCTTCTTCTTCGGTTATATTAGCAGCTGCAATCATACCTTCAGAAAAGATAGCCTTAGCCCAATCTGGTAATTCTCTTACCCTTTTAGGCTTAAACCATTTAGTTTCTTCTATGAAATATTGTGTTAAGGGATGGTCTTTTAATAATAGTGGACTATAATCGTGAAATGCACCTGTTACCTTATTCTTACCTGCAATAACATCAAATCCATAAATGGGTCCACCATTTGTTAATTCTGGAAATATACAAACATGGCACATCCAAAGACCTTTAGTATCTCTGGCATCCACAACATCTACATGGGCTCTTCGTATATACTTATTTTTCCAAGTTCTATTAACCCAAGTATCATTATTAAATCTGTCCATACCTGGTTCATTATATTCAAACAGTTCTCTATTTAATAAAGCAACAGTTTCCTCTTGCCATTTTATAAGTCTTTCCCATATCACTTTACTTCATCCAATCTGGAATTCCTGCTTTTGCTAAATCTGGATCTGGTCCTGGGTGTTCATAAGTATCTGGATCGTACATACCACTTACATCAACTTTATCTGGATGTACCTGTGGATAATCTGTTTTTTCTAAAGCAGACATTTCTTCAAATAAATCAGTAGCAAAATCATAACACTTTTCTGCTTCTGCAAGAACATTTATTTTGTAAACATTTAAATAACTATTAACAGTTTCTTTTACTATTCGGCTATACTCTTTAATTTCACCGTGTTTAAATGTATAATATCTATTAGAACCTGGTGTATGTTTTTTTATCATTTGACCACCAGCCATATCAGCTAAATATCTTACATAAATGTGTGCATATAATTTTTCTGCGTCTTCTTTAATTGATTCAATGTGTTCTATATATTTTATTGTACTTGGAGATTTAGTTGGCAGTTTCCATTTAGGTGGATTACCTAGTCTAATCCATATTTTTGTATAATCATAATATATAGCTTCTGCTCTTGGTAGATTAGGTGTTTGTTTGAATAAAGAATTTTCTATTCCATATTTTTCTAATACAGAATAACATTGTAATTGATTGTAAAGGTAAGTTGCAAATAGTTTTGGATTGATTTTACCAGACATAAGAGTTACAGCAAATGGGCGCCTCTCAGCATTCTTATGTTTTTCTAAAGTCAATTCTTTTATATCGTACATAATTTCTCCATATTATATATATGCCTTTTTTACAAAAGGAATACGACAAAGCGGAATTAAATTGATTAATTAATTGTAGGTAACACCAGCAGCTTCTGCTGCTGCTTTTCGTTCTGCCATGTCAGCTTGTTCTTTATCTGCTTCTGCTTTCGCAAGTGTAATAGAGTCTGCTTCTTTTTTTATTTGAGCATCTGCTTCTGAATCACCTTCGTAAGCAATAACTAATTTTTCAGCAACAGTATCATAAGACAATCTCCAAGTTTCAACATCATCAGGAACATCAGCAATTTTTATTGCTCTCCCTTGTACTACTTGTTCGTCACCTGCATCCGAATTAGGTGTTAAAGGTGATCCGTCAAATAAATTAAAGTAGTAATTTCTAGTTCCCATTATTTTCCTCCGTATCTACTGTCGGTGTTTCCGTAATTACCCCACCAATCTACTCCACAAAGTAATGGATAGCATGTTGAATAGTATCCACCGTGTATGTGTGTATAACAATGAGATATTCCTACATTTCCTGTCTTGTTTGTGACAGCAGCTGATCCGACATGATTATTATTATCAGGTATAACTCCGTTTCCAGAAGTTGTACCCATATAAACCATAGTTGTTGTAGTATGGTCTGAATCTGTTGGATCAAATGACCAAGCGTATGTTTGGTAATTTTCACCATCTGTATTATCACTATCTCCACCATGGAAACCTGTTCGTCCCCAAGGCACCCAAGGATTTGATCTACTTGATTTAGTTTGGTTAATACTTATGAATTTTCTAGGATTTTCTAAACTCATACAGAATCCGTTAATACCAACTCCGTAGTAGTAGTAAGGAGAATAAATCATTCCCCAAGTTCCATCCCAAGTTTGATTAAATTTAGTGTAGTATTGGTTACCTTGTGTAGCACCGTAAGATGTAGTTGTTGAACCTGCAAAGTCTTGCCAGTCTAGGTATCGTCTGCTTGGTCCAGTTATATCAATTCCTGTACCCTTAACTGAACAGTCAAAAGCACAATATCTTTTACTATTACTTTGTTTTAATCCAAAACCAACCCAATCATTATTACCAACAACAACGCACCAATCTTTATTATTTTGGTTAGTCCAAGTGTCAGTAAAGTATTCAGTAGATGTTAAAGCGTCAAAGTATTCTTTAATTTTATCAACAGCATTTAAGTCTTTAGAAGATTTAAAGATGTGAATAGATTTAGAAGTGTTTGAACCTTCGTCACCAGAGTGAATCATCACTAGGGTTTTTGTTTTTTCATTGTATCCAGTACCAGTTGAGTAAGTAAGAGGTGATGGATCAATAAGGTGTGAAGTATAGTCATAGTGGTCAACACAACCTAAATTTGTGTTTCCTCTCATTTCTCTTAATGAGTGTCGTCTATTACAAAACATTCTTCGTGGTCTAATACCTTCAGGTAAAACCATATTAACTTTTGTCCAACCAACTTGATATTCAAAACTTGAAGTCATTTGGTGGTAAGATTGCCAAGAAATAAATCCATCTCTTGAAGATGTGTAATAAAAGCAGTGTGGATATTGGTCAATCTGATAAAGTGATTTGTTCCAATGAGTCCAAGATGAATAACCTTGTGAAGTTAAATCGTCATGGAAGTTTTGACCGTGGTCATTATGCGAGTATGCGTGAGTAGCATCCGATAATATACCAAAACGGTAATTAGTTGTTGAGTTACATACTGCACCCCAAGGTGATCCTACATTTCTAAAATCAGAATCAAAGATTCTGTAGTTAGCAGCATGATTTTGGCTAGAATCTGATCCCCATAGACCGAATAACGGTAGACCTTCTTTTCTGTGATCAGTAGATCCGCCTCCGCCTAATAGTGTTGCATAATTTGCCATTGTTATCCTCTCTTAAATTCTTTTCTAATAGTATTTATACTATTTATACTGTTTATTACCTTCATTTTTAAAATTAAGTTAAAACCCAACCAATATATGAACTAGTCACATCTGGTGTAGTTTTAAATGTTAATCTGAAGTTTGCATAGTTTGAATCTACTACCAAATCTTCAGCGACTCCTGCAATATTATTGCCGTTTCTTGCAATTGTTAGGTTTTTATCTTTAAATTTACCCATTGCGTCTGAAATTATTACATATTCATTATCTACTGGTGAAGCAGGTAATGTCATTGTGAAAGCACCGCCGTCTGTGTTGCATATGTATGCATTACCAACAGCAGCATTAAAATTAGCTGTTTTTGTTTGCCAAGGTATAAAAGTAGGAGCACCCCAAGTTGCGTCAGCACCTGGACCTTGCGTCACTAAAACTTG